ACCTTATCCTCTTTCTTTCTTGATAGTGATAAACATATATCTGCAACCATCATCTTGTCATAAGAACCTGCTGCCTTATCTCCTTCGATAACATCATCCTTAGCACCCATTCTATTTACTTGAGAAGGGGTTAGGATAGGTATTTTTAGTTCCTTAGCCAATCCTTTTGTTGCAATGAATACATCATCGATTTCATCCTTTCTTTCTGTGAAACGAGATTTAGAAGGTGCTTTTAAATAATCTACGTAATCAATAACAATCATGTCTGGTTTGTGATCCATATCGATACACTTTTGGATATGTGCTTTGATTGTACTGATTGAAGCTCCTTTTGGTGGATATTCTTTTACAATTAACTTTCCTTTTAAATTGTTAACAATTTTCTCTACTTCTGGTCTGTGTTTGTTTACATCTTCTATCGAGTATCCTGTAAAATAGCAGTCAAATCGTTTACCTACATAGTCTTCTCCAAGTTCTAGTGTGTAGTAATTCACATTGAAACCTAATTGAACTGCATGACCTGCTGCTGCAACCATTGTCCAAGATTTTCCTCCTCCAGGATTTCCAAACACAATAACTAAATCACCTGGTCCAAATCCTCCTTGGATACCGTCATTTAGTACCGGCCATGGTGTTGGAATGGTTGGTCTGTAGTCTTGTCTGTAACGAGATTCAATATCTTTGTTATATTCATGACCAATGTTTTTATCCATACCAGCTCGCATTGCTCTCTCAATCATATTTCTAATTCCGTCGAAATCTCCCTGATTAAGTAGATCTGCTGAGTTTAGTAATGCTGATTTTAGTTCTTGGTTTTTACAGAAAGTTATAAACTCCTCTTGAACATATGCTAAGTCCTCTTGAGTTGATTCGTAACATCCTCTTAATTCAGATTTAACTGCAGTTTGTAGAATATCATTTTCTACTTTTTGTAATTCTACTTTTAAAATATCCATCGTAATAGTGGTATGGTATTTGTCAAAGTACTTTACAATTGTTTCTATAATCCACTTATGTGCATCTGAATCAAAGTATTCAGATCGAATTAAGTCTCTTGCATTAAGAATAAACTTTTTATCGGTAAGGAATGCTCCGAGTACCTTTAATTGAAATCCTTTTCCGTACTGCGATAATTTTGATAGTGATGTCATATAACTTATTTATTTTAAAACTTATTTTTGGTATGTTGCAAGTGGTCTGAATAATTCCAACCATCCTTCAACGTTTTTGTTTAGAGCTTCGATTTGATCTGACTCTAACATGCTCAAAAAAGTAACTACCTGTAAATTTGGTGTTGGCTCTTTTATCTTCTCTAATATATGAAAAATTTCGTGATCTCCCAACCTTGGCTCGGATAAATTCATTAATTCATAGTTAGTTTTTACTTTTTCCCAATCATAGATAATACTAGCAAATATTTTCTTAGTTTGCAACTTTTGCTCACAAATTTCATAAATATCCCATAGTGAAAATTTTGGATTATCTATTAATCCTGGAAATTCTTTCAATAGTGTTTTTGGTCCTAATGATTTAACTCCTGAAAGATTATCTGAGTTGTCACCCAGTAGTGCTTTCATTATTAGATAATTCTCAGGAAGTACACCTATTTCTTGTTGTATATCTTTTTTTTGGTAGGTTTTTTTCTTGATAGGAGAATAAACCTCTATGTTCTCATCTACTATCTGTAAAAAATCCTTATCAGAAGAAACAATCGTTACTTTTTTATTGTTAGCTGCAAATTTTTGAGCTAGGTATGAAATTGTATCATCTGCTTCTACTTTATCAATAGAAATTAAAGTAAGTGGTAAACACTGAAGGTATTCAACTAATCTATGCATTTGCATAGTCATTGATGCAAATTCATCATCTTTATCATCAAACAATTCCCAATTAGTAATCCTCTTGACATTTCTAGTTGCTTTGTATTCAGGATTGATGTTCTTTCTGCTTGAGGAAGAAGCCTGTCCATCGAATACGCAAATGATTCTAGTAGGATCAATTGTCCTAGTTAGAAACCCTAATGACCTTAAGAAACCAACAAGACCACCTGTGTGATGGCCTTGAGGGTTTATTGATTGTAGCATTGCAAATGATCGTATGAAAGTATTCATACTATCTACAATTAATACATGATCATTAAGTTTTCTATCTGGTTTTTGCTCAATACTATTAAGTAGTTCTAGATAGTTATTCATCATTTAATCCAATATCTCTAATGTCTTCTCCAACCTCAGCCTCTACTGCTACTTCAAAATCTACTGATCCTAAAATGTTTGACCAAGTACCTTTGTACGTATCTTTGTAGGCATCGATAGCTTTTTTCTCATCTTCAATAAAACCGTGTTGAGTCATTACAATTGATCCTCTGGATTGAATACCATTGATGTGGTTCTTTTCTACTTGTACTTTTGTTTTCTTTGCAAACTCATACTCCTTACCTTTAGCAATTGCTTTGATTTTAGAAGTACCTGAATTTGTTATATTACCAAACGTAACAATTAGTGTTGCATCATACCACATAGCCATTCCTCCTTTGTTCTGAAGCTTTGGTTGTCCCATTGGATGCTCAGGTTTCATAGTCCATACTTTGTTGATTGCAACTAAAGTATTTGTATATTTGCTTCCCTCTTTTCTTGATAGTAGAATTTTTTGATTCAAGTTATTTCCGAATTGAGTTGACATAGCTCCTGCATTCCATTCGTTGTTGTTCTTATTTGATCTAACAGATAAGTCACATGGAACAGATCCTACGGAATCCCAAAAGAAGCATAAGTCGTGTGGCAAGTTTCCTTTCTTTTGTTCATCAATTAAGTCTAGGATATATGCTGCTACATCTTCGATAGTATTCAAACTACCTCTATCAGCATACAAGAAAAATCCTTCGTAGTCAGTAATTTCTCCTGTTTCTTCATCAACCACTTCTTCTACTTGAAGTCCCATAGTCTGAGCATGTGGCCATGACCATTTCATCTCAGTAATAATAAATACTGGTAGTATGCCTGCTTTCTGTGCTTGTACAGCAGCTTCTAATAATAGTGTTGTTTTTCCTGTATCGGAATGTCCTCTTAGTAAGGTAATGTGTCCTGTTGGAATACCTGGTAATGAAACAATGTCTTGAAAAGCTTTCGAAACTGGAATCCAGTCTTGTGTTTTAAACTTTACAGATTGTGAACTAAAACCTTTATTCTTTTTGAACTTATCCAAACTAAAACCGCCTTTGATTATTTCGCTAGCGGTTTTTGCTGTTTCTTTTTTTCCTGCCATTATTCGTTGAATAGATCGTCAAATTTGTTTACTGTGTTTTTCTTTCCAACAGTTGCAGTTTCTAAAGTGAAGTCTGTTTTGTTACTTCCTAATGCTTTATCTAAGTCAGTTTCTTGTGCAACTGGTGCAATTGATTCTGCTGCTTCAGCTGGTTGTTCAGCTTCTCCTGGAGATAGGTACCCTTGAAGTTGTTTTTTGATATACTCATAATCAAACTGAGTGAATGTATCAACTGGGTTTGGTTGTTCCTTTAACCAAAGGTCTACTTTTGCATTATCTGTTGATAAAGCTGAGGTTTTAGGTTTGATACGAACAGTTGTTGTTGGATATGGATTTCCTGGTGTTTGTTCAACTACCATGTCATACCCATTCATTACGTCTGTGTAATCTCCGATATCTTCATCTTCTGCTAAAGCAAGTAGTGCTTTGTAGATGTTAGTACCGAATGACCATAAACGAACTCCTTTGTCTTCCTCTCCTCTTACAATTACTGGAGCAAATACTCTAGTTTTTGGAGATAGTTTTCCTGACAGTGACCAGTTCTCTTTGTCAGAAGTTTTTCTTAGTTCTTTTACGAATTCTTCGATTGGATCTTGCTTACCGAAGTTTGATAAGGCAATCATTGGGAATTTACCAATGTTGTAGTGGAATTTTAATTCCTTAAAAGGAAATGATGGGTCGTAAACAGAAGGAACGATTCTTACGTTATGTTTTCCGTTTGTTGGTTTCCAAAAGATTTTCTCGTAGTCTACTTTTTCTCTTTCTTGACCGTTGTTGTTTAATCCTGCCAATTTGGCTTTAATTGCGTCTAAATTCATTTTTTACTCTTTTTAATTTAACTTGCTTTTTACTTGCTTACTTGTTCTTGCTTTTTACTTGCTCTTACTCTTTTAATATATGAATTTTTTTTCTGTTTTACAACTGCTGTTCCTTTCTTTTTTAATAATTAATACTCCGTGACTTGATCGCATAAGACAGGAAGAGCTACCAAAGTGGTAGCTTATCCTATATTATTTATATGTTTTTATGTAGTTTTTATAACGTTTTCCTTTAGTATAAATAGCAATTTTTTATGGAAACAACTATAATTCTACTATTTTATACAGCTTTGTATTTACTCTTTTTAGTTCTGGACCTTTTGTTAGTAGTATGCAGTTTGCATAGTCAGGCCAGTTGATTTTAAAATTTTTATCCAATGTTCCTCCATTAAGAGATTCGATTAATCTATTCAATGAATTGATCGTGTAAAGAGTATTTGATTCTTTCTTTCTATGTACTAATACTGTGTTTGGAATAAAGTTTGATACATTATCCAAATCAACATTATATGTAATTACAAATTCCTCTTGGCTTTTTGCGTACAGTATAAATATTTTATTATATATAATCTTATATCTATCTTGGATTGTACTTAAAGTTCCCTCCAAGGTTTCTTCGGTAGAAAAAGTACAAACTAATTTATTTGACATGTCTAGGTAATTGCTTAGTTGTTCGATATCGTAATCGAAACTATTGGGGCTTATAGTGTTTGTTATCATTTATAAATATGATTTTATTTTATAAAACTAGGTTATTGCTGTATTTAAACTTAACTGGGTAATTTCCTTCCTTGTTCATTATCTTTTCTATACCTTCTAGTATGTGTTTTCCTTCTTTCTTGTCAAAATCAAATACTATTGCATCATATGTATACAATGCTATTTTAGTATTTTTACCATGTAAGTACATCACCAGATCCTTTAATATACCAATATTTCTACTTGTTTCCAACGATTGCATCATGTAGTTCATAAGTTTTTGCGGATGCATATCTTTTAATTCAGTAGTAAATCTTTTTCCTGAGATTGGATCTTGTATATATCCCTGAGTTTGAAACTGTTTCCATAGCTTATCTATATGTGCTTGTATCTTTTCAAACACCTCTAAAAAAGCATACTCAGGTGGAATCTTTCCATAAATGGCATGAAAGTTAATCTGTTTTGCTTTTGCATAATCCTCTTCTGCTATTTCATCCTTACCAAAGTATAATTTTGCAAGTTGCATGTGAGCTGGTTCATCTGTCAGTTCATAACCTATTTGTTCACATAACAATCTCAAATGGTATCCATCAAAGTCCATTTCCACAAAGTAATCGTTCTGAGGTATGATTGCTTTTCTGAATTCCGGTGCTTTTGGTATTGCAGCATAGTTAACTGAATTAAAAGCATTTGTTGGACGAGAAGTTGTGTTATATAGGTTATATGAAGTATATGCAATATTATCTTGCATATTGAATATAGGATTATTTGGTTTGAATAAATCTATATATGGCTGATGAATTGTTCTTAGTCCCGTATGCTCTATTGCAAAAAATACTGATGTTGCTGTTTTGTTGTAGAAATCAAATCCGTTTGGTATTGCATATTGCAATATGGAATATACTGCTTGATAATCTTCTTCGCATTTTTCATATAACTTTGAAATTGGAATCAAAGCATTTACTTCTTTGAAGTCATGTAATCTACTATAGAACCAGTTATAAGTTGAGTTATTCCTACCTAATTCTAACCTATCGTAGTTTGTCATTGAGTATAGTAGTGATATATCTATAACATCCTTCAATATAAAGTGATACAGCAACTCTTTCTTATCTATGGTATAAAGTGTTTTGTATTGCTTTAAAATGTCGTAGATACGATGTTTATCTACATTAAGTCCTTCATCGTGATTTATTGGAATAATATATCCTTCCTCATGATTTAGTGGTCGTAGATAAACTGCTATGGTTTTTGTAAGAAGTGGGTGATAGTTATCGTTTGAGGAGATTACTTTTATGTATGCTCCCTTTTCACTATAACTCTTAAGTATATCTAATTGCTGATCCGATTCAACGATGTAAAACATTTTCTATAACCTTTACTACAATATACGAAAAAAGGCTTACCGAAGCAAGCCTTATTTTTATTTTCTCAAATCGAAATTTGCTTTTCGATCGTTTTGTAATTTTATAAGCGGATCTTTTTCTACTTCTGTAGAAGTTGATAGCGTTGGTTTTTGACCTGTGGCTGGATCTTCTACTAGGAATGCATAATCTGTTATGAAGGTTGATATTCCTGGCATCTGAGATTCTAGTGCATTGATTGTCTTCTTGTTCTTTGATGCTGCTCCTTCGAAAGGGTATCCGTTAAAGTTTTTATCTTCGGCTGGTCCTTTTATTATCCAGTTAACTTGTACTAAATTTAGATTAGGTAGTCCATTTGCTTGATTATAGGTCTCTTGATCTGTTTCCTGTATTTTATTATTTTTTTTATCTTGTACAAAAAATCTTTTAGTAAACCCTTTTTCTTTATCTCCTTTTTTTAATTTTGGTTTAAAAAATCCTTTTAACAATCCTAAAAGAACAGGTAGTGCAGCAAAAGCTAGTCCTATTGGAAACTCTTCATTTACTTTCTCTAATTCTACTCCATTCTCTTCAGGTGTTGATCCCGCATAGTACTTTTTATCAAAAGTCTCAATATACTTTCCTATATAATCTTCTCCAGTTTTCTTAACTGTAAACTCACCTCCTCTTGTTGATTTTGGTTTTTGGTATCTTGTTTCTGGGATGTATCTTGGTTGCTGTAGGTTTGTATCTTTATCTACTGGAGCTGCTGGTGGTGGAGGTGGTGGTGCTTCTTTTATATATTGATTACCTGTAGATACATTGGTTACTCCAAATGCTTCTGCTCGAGATAATACATCTTTTTCTGCTGTAGCAACGGTATAGTTTGGTATTGCGTAAAAATCTTCTCGTACAGCTAATCCATCAGCAAAAGTGGTTACAATTATTGTTGAACCATCTACTACTGATCTAACTGTAAAATTCTGTACTTTAATAGTTGCCATATTCTACCTTAACTTATATTTTGATATTCCCAATGCCATGCCTCACTTCTAATTCTTCTGAAGCCGTAGGTTGGTCCATTTGCAGCTAACCACTTATACTCAGCCATTCCCTCTGACATTTTCATTCCTGATTTATTTGCAAAGTCAACTGCTATTCCAAATCCGTGATTGGAAGTACCTGGTCTTGCTGTTGGTGGGTTACAAACTCCAGCAGGTGTACAGTTCTTAGCACGTACTCTTTGTTGATCTTGTAATGTTCTATATGCAGAGTTAATTTTAAAAGTTACTTTAGCTGCATCGGCTGCTGCTAATAAATCATCTAATGCTCTAGAAGCTTTTGTATATAGTCTAATTCTACCTCCATCACTTTGAATAGCTCCTACATATTTCTTCCAATTATTAATATACCTTAATTTATTCTCAGGTATTTCACCGTTTTTGTAAACAGTTCCTTCAATTGTCTTAGATGTACCTCCTCCTGTTGTTGAAATTGGAGTTGGCTTAGCTTGTGCATAATCAACTGTTGCACCTGTTCTAGCTTGTCCTGCTGGAATTCCTTTTGGCTGTCCTCCTTCTGTTAGGTAAAATTGAGTTTTAATATCTGTCAGCCATCTATTGCTTTCTACACTATGACCTAATCCCGTTATAATATATCCAAACTTATCTTGGTATTTTGCAGGCAGTATTCCTGATTTGATTTTAAACGACTGTCCAATTTTCATTCCTCCAATACCCTCTAACTGTAGAGATAATTCTACAGGTACTAATCCTGGTGGTGGGTTTCCGTTTTCGTAATTATTGTAGTATAGCCAGTACTTAATGTAATCTTTGTGCTGAGTTTTAGCAGCTTGCATATCGCTATCTTCATATCCGGTTCCATTAAACTCACCAAAGAAATTAACAACATCTTTATACCACTCTTTCTTTTCTTCTTCTTGATCTTTTTTTACCTCCTCTTGTCCTTTGCTATTTTTAGTTCGATCGTCTTTTGTTGGCCTTACTCTATCAATTACATTAGGATTCCATTTTAAGATGTTCTCTACGTTCTCAGAAAAGTTTTGAGCTGATCCTTGAGCTGCTATAGCAATGTTACTTCCTATTTCATTTGAGATTTTACTATTAATATTTACACTAGTAAAAATACTATCAATACCTGCTAGAGTTAAAGTTGGTGGTACATCCTTAGGTGTATTGTTTCTATCTACTATGAAAAATGTTCCACCATCAACTTCTTCTTCGTATGAAATAGATAAATCATTTATTCCTCCAAGTGCTGTATTTATTCCTCCTAAAATTTCTTGCACGATCTCTGTAGATCCTTTTTCGCTCTCATAATCCTCACCAAATGCTCCATCAAGAATACCTTTTACATACGGTGAAGCAACTAATATATTTAGTACATCATCATAGTCATTAGTTGGCTTAACTAAGTTATCGATAACTACATCAACCTCTCCAAATTCATCTCCTGCAACTTCGGGTGGTTTTTTGTGTTTAGTTGCTAGTACGCATACTGTTGGATCTATTGAGAAGTGTTCTGGTATTGTTAGGAACTTACTTGATTTTGTATAGTCTACATTGAACTTTGTTATTCCGTAATTTGGATCAGTTTGACTTTTTGTATTGTCAACTGGGACTATGTACTTGTTAAATATCTCTAGATACACTCTTAGAGGCATCCAATAGTGCTTTATATTTTTATCTCCATACCAAGGAGCGTCAGGATGATCTTCTGCTTCTACTTCTTTATAATATCCTGTGAAATCTTGTAGGTTTTTATAAAGGTTTGGAGAAACACCACTTAGGTCTTCTCTTGTAAATTTAGGTGATGTTATTGATTCTAACTTATTGAAAAAAAAGTGAAAAGGAGATTTCTGCTGTTCTTTTCCTTTTTCACTATCCGTTGATGCAAATTCTTCAGATTCTATTTTTAACTTCGGATTTATTCTCATTTTTAGAGAATCTAAAATCTCTCCCGTAGATATTATATTGACTGAACATTCATATCCTCCATCTGGTCTGTAATTCCAAGAGAAGTTTTTTACATAGCCAATCATACCTTCATAGTTGTAGTCAGTAGATTTTCTATACTCTGCTATCTCATCTAATATCTGAGACATCGTAACTCCTGAGTTGAAAAACTTATTACCTATGGTTTTAATGTTTTTCTCAACTCCTCCTGAGTTATTAACGTAGATTGTATGTCCCCATTCAAGTAGCATCGTAAATCCAGGTCTTAGGTAGATTCTTTCTATCATTTCAAAATCTTCCAAAGTCCATACCATTATTTTTACTTCTGCTTCTCGTAAAGTACCGTATGTGTTTTTTGATTGTACAGACAGCCCTGTTATTCCTGGCATTGGTCGAATACCTGTACTATTAACCCTATTTTGATAAGCAGCTTTATCAGATAACGATGTATCTTCAGCAGTTGTGGATGGAGCAGTATCTATGCCTACTCTAATGGTTCTATTTGGATTTAGTAATCCTCCTTGAAGTATATTATACCCGGCAAGTCTATTGTCCCCAATTATTTCAATTCTACCTTCTTGCTCTAGGAATTGATCTGCTTCTTCATCAGTGATTGTATTAACTCCTGATGATAATCTTATCCAACCTGTTTTGCTGTTTAGATATAGCAAATCGTCGGAGGTTCTTCCTACTTGTTTACCTACGATTGCTTTTCTAGCTTCAATTTGGGCTACTACTTCATTACTTATTTTTGAGCCTACTCCCTCTGCCATTACCTTGTCTTATTTACCTGATTATATAGATCTAGTGCTATTGTTTTGTCGTACGGAATTCTAATTTGAACTCCTGGTTCAACTACCAATGATGCCTGTTCTGAATTGTTTGCAGCTGCAATAATCCACCATAGTGATGTGTCATTGTAGAATTGCAGTGCTAAAGTATCATACCTATCTCCTGCTGTTGTTATTACATAGTAGTCTTTATCTGACAACGGAACTTGTGGGTATATGCTATTTGCTCTATACGTAATTCCGTCAGATGTATTAAACTGTTTTATATCTCTGTACCTATTTGCCATTTTTTTCTACTAAAAGAAAGGTTGTGATCCGTTAACCGGATTTGGATTTGTGAAATAATGTTGCAAGCCGGTTTGTGGTGCAAAGTCGTGAATTGCTTTAAATGATATACTACACTGTAATCCCATTGGTAATTCTTGAACATCATCATCTGTACCTGCTTCTGGGTTTTGCATTGCAATTTCCCATGGCATTCCATCTATTAAACTAAATTTTACAGAAGTTATTACTCCTGGTATTTGACTAAGATACGAACCAACTGTTATTCTAGCAAGCGAACCTCTCATAAATCCTTGTCCTCCATAAGTTGGTGCTGTCGAAGAAGCTAAGTATACCATTTTTTTGTATAATGGTTTCATCTCACTTCTTGTTGCTGCTGCTATTTTAAAAGAAATAGTTATATCTCTTTCAAATCCTCCGTACGTGTAGAAGTTCTCTGCTCTACCTACATACTTACTTCCTTGCCAATCTGCATTATAGTTATCATCTATTGAGTCAATAAATGCTCTGAAGTGTAGGAATTTTGATCCGTCTGGTGTGATTATTTCAAAATATAGCTTAGCTAAATCTCTAGCTGCTTGAGTTCCATCTATTCTTGTATTACTTATGTCTAATGCATTTAGTTTATCTACGGCATCTGGATCTACATTGCTGTAGCTTGTGTAGAATCCTGAAGGTTTAAGTTTACCTTGATCTCCTAGATTAACTCTTGTCTCTCTTTTTATTTGAGCATTGTTGTAATCAAAAGAATAGAAAGTATCTCCACCCTGTCTAAAGTCTTGTAATTTAGGAGAGTAGTCTACTACGTCTCCATCTCTGTATGCTATTTCTACTGAACCTGAGTTGATGTCGGTTCTTAGTGTACTAAGTTCTGTAATTTTTGGAATACTCTTTTCTCCTGCAGTAATTTTCTGTCCCTCAATGGTTATATTTGATCCATCAGTTTTTTGGTATGCAGAAGGAGTTATGTAGTAATCTTCTTGTTTCTGTCCTACAAATATACGTTTACCTTCTTTAGCTTTTTGACTATTAAGGTTATCATTACTTCCTGTTACGTTTTGGTTACTTATTCCTTCGGATCCAAAAGCTAATGTAGTTTCTATTACAGAACCGCTAATATTAATTACACTACCTGATTCTGCTAAGTACTTATTAAGGTTATCATTACTTCCTGTTACGTTCTGGTTAGTTATTCCTAACTCACCTTGTGCAATAGTTGTTTGTATACTTGAACCTGAGATTGGAATTACTTTTCCTTGTTGTGCGTATTCCTTAGTTACTCCTTGTTCACTATCTTTAGGGATAGGTGAATTAAGGTAATCGTCATAATCAAAACTACTTTTTCTTGTAACTTTAAATTCAGTAGGTGATACTTTTGTACCAAAGTTTGATTCAGCCTCTCCTTCAATAGGTTTTCCTTGTAAAGCAAGTGGTGCTCCTTCTACTCCTCCTGCTCCAAAGAATTGAGCAAAACCAGAAGCTGGATTTCCGTTTGTTGGCTGTAAATATGTGTCGGTTCTGAATCCTTTTAAGAAATGAAGTCCTGTTCCATTTACAGGAACTTGTGCTAGAGTTGATCCTAATATCTTTGCTGTACCAACTAAGGTATTTCCTAATTGACCTAGTACTGCTCCAGCTACTGTTTTATTGCCTCTATTTCTTATTTTATCGTCAATATTTATTTGCTGTAGTAGTGCTTCATTTAGCAAGTACTTTATACCAGGCTTATCAATAAGCATTTGGGCAATACGGGAAGTATCGTCTATACGAGTTTGAACCTCTAATCCTATTTGACTTCCAGGAGCATCTCCTATGTTCTTAGTGATATAAGGTTTATCGCTTCCATAACGAAGACTCTTTAAGTCTGTTTGGAGATTTATTAATCCGTTTGCCATAGCTTATATTATCCTGGAGGATTATCTAAATACTTTGGTGGTGTATTTCCATCTAAATCTAACGCAGATGGAGCTGGGTATCCGTTCGGTAAATTCGGATTGTTGTTAATTGATGATTGGTAATGTAGAGTTGAGTTAGGATTGGCACTTGCAATTTGTGCTGGTGTAAGTCCGTCTAAACCTAAATTACTTGATGGTAGTAAGTCTAATAGTCCCATTTGTATTGTTTTTTTGTTTATTATAAATAGTTGTAATACTTTTTATTATCTTTGATTTGATAGTACTTGTTTTTGATTTTGTGCATTTGAGGTAGCTAATACCTTTCCATCTAGCATCACTACTGTTCCTTTCTTAGCTAGTTCAATAAGCACATCTAATTTTTGTGCTACTGCTGCCATTGATCCTTCTTCAGCTTTTCCTTTTGCTGCTCCTGCTGTTTTTCCTCCTGCAGAAACTATTGATGGAGCTATTTTAGATACTATTGCTAGAGCTCCGATTCCTGGTAGCGACATTAATCCTGCTGCTCCTACTGCTCCTAATCCTGCTGCTATTCCAAATAAAGCAGGTCCTAATAGAAGTAGTGGTCCTATACCTCCTGCTACTGCTGAGATTAGATTGACAAATCCGTCTACAATAACCGGTATAAGTGTTGCAAGTCCTGTAAATACTGCTGTTATTACTTTTCCAAATGCCTCTATACCTGGTGCTGCTAGGTTAAGTGCTGCTCCTAATCCTATTGCTGCTCCTATTAAAGCTGCTAACCCTAATCCACCTGGTCCCATCATAGCAGCTCCAAAGGATGTTAGTCCTATTGCCAATGCTTCAAGTCCTACTGCTGCAAATTTTCCTACGGCTCCGATTATACCCATGGATACTCCAAAAGCTCCTAAACCTATTGCAATACTTGTCCAGTCTTCTATCTTTTCAAATTCTTGAATTGCTTTTGCAAATACGTAAATTCCAACTGCTGCGATAGCCATTGCCGCTGCTCCTTTTAGTAGTGCTGTTGTATTAATTTTAGAGAAACTTTCCACCATTCCACCTCCTGCTTTTCCTGGTCCTGCTCCTGGTGCTTGTTTACCTGGTGACCAAGGCGAAGAAGCTCCCATTCCTGTAGCTCCTTGTTGAAATCCTCCAGTTAGCATATCCTTTAGTCCTCCTAGTGCACTTGCAAATCCTCCTTTTTTGAATAAGCCTGCTAGTCCTGTAAGTGCTTGCTTACCTAAACTAAACATTGATCCAAAAGCTTTTCCAACTCCTGATACTGATAGGCCTAGTGCTTTTACCGCTACTACTCCTGCAAGAATATAAGGAACAAGTGGTATGTCTAAAATTTTTGCTAATATATCTAGTATCGGTGAAAACCCTTGTAATATACTTCCTAATATGTCTTTTACCTTCTCAATTGTATCTGCAAACTTTTCAGAAGCACTTCTAGCCTTAGCTGATTCGTAAGCTGTTTCTCCATACTGTTTTTTAAAGCCTTCTGCACCTAGTGTAAGAAGCTCTTGCTTCATTGTCATATCAGCTAGTTCCTCTCTTGATAATCCTAAGGCTTCTGCTGCTGCTTTTTGTGCTATTACGTTTTTAGTCCTAAATGCGTCTAATATACCTTCTTGCTTACCTATCTCTTGTGTTAATCCTTCCATATCCCCTGTTAAAGCATACTCTCTCGCTTTAGCTAGGTTAATGTTACCACCAGTCAATAATTGTGCTTCTAATTCCTTACCTATCGAATCTTCAAAGTTAAGCATGCTTTCCGATACCTTCTCTATCTGTTGCATACTTAATCCTAAAGCTGCAGCAGCAGTAGCGGCTTTTGTTAAAGCTACTACGTTTTTACCCATAGTCAGGTATGTTGCTGTACTAGCACTAGAAACAGAATCCATTACAGCATTTACGTTAAGTGCTGATTTATTTTGTTGGTTAAAGGCACCTACTACATCGTAGGATTTAGCTAGGATATCTTCGGTATTTTTTCCTTGTAATCTGGAAAAGACGGTTAACTTACTTGCTTGCTCTGCTGACATTCCTAACCTTTGTTCAAGATTAGTTGCACTAACTAATGCTTCTCCACCTAGAATATCTGCCGATACTCCTAACTGTTCGGTTAGCATTGCATAGCTCTTATTTAGCTTTTCTGATGTTATAAAGCTGTCCCCACTTGCTGCAGCGACTCCTTTCATCTCCATATTAAGCTTATAGGCACTTTCGTACGACATTCCAGTTTGTTTTCTGAAATCAGCCATGTTTTGGCTACCTTTGAGAAGTTCTGCTGTTATGAATTGTAGTATGATAAGAGGATCTCTTAATCCTTCAGTAAGTATTTTTACCGAACCTCCTATAGCTTTTCCTACATATTTAAAAGATGTTGCTAGATTAGCTGCTGCACCGTTACTCCTACTTATTTCTTCTCGTAATTCATCTTTTAGCTTTTTATTTAACTCATCTAGTTCTGATGATAAGTGTCCAAATCCTAGTTTATCAAATAATTTAGAAGATGTTTGTAGGATAGCTCCTGTAGCTCCTATAGTTTTTTCTACTTTCTTTTCTAACTCTAATCGCTCCTCTATAGCTTTTAGTGCTTTCTTTTCTACCTCATAGCCTGCTCTTCTAGCTCTTAGCATAGCTTGTCCTGCTTCAGTAGCTCTTTCTTCTGCGGTTAGTTGCTGAACAGATCTACGTAAGTCATCGTAACCTACTCTTGCTTTTTCTTGTAGACTTTTTAATTGCTTTACATTAAAATCATATATCCCTTGTTCTTCGTTTTTAAGCTTATCAACAACTGAGGTAATTCCTTGATATGATTTTTTTGAAATACTCAATGCTGAGTTGGTCTTTCCTAGTTCAGCTAAGTTAGCTTTTAGTTGTGCAGATAAATCTGTAAATGATCCAACTATGTCTCTGGCTGTATCGTTGATACCGTCAACAGTTGCCTGCATTGTCTTAAGCACCTTAGTTACATCTCCTCCTGCATTTCTTATTTTAATAAATTCTGCTTCAAATGCAGCTGCAGAAAGCCCAGCATCTTCTATCTGTTTCTTAAGTGCGTTAAAATCAAGTTGAGCCATTGTTAAAATAGTTTATTATAAATAGTTAAAGCTTCTATTATCTAGAAGCTTTTGTACTATAGTCAGGTGCTTTAATTTTTCCATTGTCAAGTAGTGATTGCTTTCCTGAGGCTGTCTGTGTTTGTTTGTTTTCATTTTCATAAAACTCAATCATTGTTCTATGTATGAATCTTCGTAACCAAATAGGAAATTCGTATACCTCCCCGAAGAAGTACCCTCCCTTGCCATGGAAACATATATCATGGAGTTGATTGAATAGAGACGCTCTATACTCCGGCGTCAGGCCATAGAAAGGTAACTCCAATTGGAATATCGACCCCTCCGTCTGGTCCGTTCTCTGGATAGAACCTTAGGTTAACATCAGGTTGAAAACTTCTAATGTATTCTCTAAATGCTCTAGAATCTCTAGCTAAGAAGTGATTATCAACAAAGTCTCTAATTGTTTTTAATTCTGCATCTCCATTTACTGAAGTAACCATTCTTTTTAGTCTTGTGGATAGTTCTGCTGAAGAGTCTTTATTCAGCTTTTTGAGTCCTTTTATCTCTTGGTCGATTGCTTGTTCATCACCATGAGTAAGTAGCTTAAAAGTTAAAACAGTATTTGTAGTTGGAGTTACAAAAGTAAAATTGTTCTCTCCTGATTTGAATAACGATTGATCTAATTCCTTTGGTTCAAGTAAAGATAGATCGACTACTTGTTTTTCTCCTGCATATTCAAATTCATAATCTTTTCCATAACCTAAAATACGAGAAGCAATTAGTATTGCATTTTTATCTCCTACTAATAAATCACTATATGTGATTGGAGTTACAATAAGTGATTGCAGTAATTTATCAATAACTACTCCTGATTGGATATAGTTTTGATTTGTTAAGATATCCTCCTCACGAGCTGTCATGTACTTCATTTCAATTTTACCTGATGCTAGTGGGGAATCTTTTGGGTAAAGTAAACCCTTTGAAGGAAGTTCTACCATTTCGGTAGGAAATTTTTGTTTTTGTTCCATAAATTTTATTTGTTAGTAACTAGTTCTATATATAAATATATCAAAATAAAATTTATAAAAAAAGCCTGGATTAACCAGGCTACTCTATCTTCCACCCTTTCATAAACACTCCTGGACTGTTCTTATGTCTGTGTTGTAGTGTTGCGTAGGGTATGTTTACTTCTTTAGATAAATCTGGGTAGGATTGTTTGCTTATTGTTTTCCCATTTTCAAAGGTTACTGTATACGGTCCTTTTGTCCACTGTTTATTTCCTAATTGTCTTTCTGTTGTTTTTTTTGATAAAGAGGCTTTACCTGCTTCGGTCATATCGGATTTCATTCCCTTGTAAACTCTTGTAGAATTATTCGTATTTCCTTTTAACGCAATTGATATTTTTTCCTTATGTGAAATACTTTTTTCACTTTGCCACAAGTCTTGTAACAATCTCCTAGCCTCTCCATACTCTTCTTTTGTTAGTTTTCTTTTTCCATCATAAGAAATTCGGTGAAATGCCCATAACATTTTTTTTCCGTAGATTGAATGCTTTTTCCAGTACTCTGCTAACATTTTATGAACTGTATAATGTTCTTCAGGTGTTACTAATACTGTTGCTGATCTCTTTCCAAAACTTTGAGGAATGATATGATGGGCCTCATAGTAGATTCCTTCATTCTTTTTTCTACCCTCTTGTAGAATTTGTCTAACTAATTTAAAATACTGTTTCATAAAAAATGCCTATTTACTTTAGTATAAATAGGCATAAATTTTAAAAACCAGTAGTTCAGTATGCGACTCTAATAATTTAAGACGCAATAATCCATTGCTACTGTGATTGCTATCTCTACAATTCCATCCTGAGATGTCCAGTCAAACTGACCAAAATCACCTTTAGTTAAGAATGCACCTTTAATAATCCACTCTCCTACAATATCTCCTACAGGACCTAAAATGTTTAAAGTTAAATCTTTTTTATAGAAATCGGAGTATCCTGATCTACCTGTTACAGATTCATGTGCTAAACGAGCCCATTCCATTACTGCTTGAGCTCCGGAAGGAGTGATTGGTGAATATAAAGTCATATCCATGTTCTCCCAGTTTCTCTTTCCTCTTATCTTTCTATAAGTGTTGATGTGATCTAGTTTAATTTCAGGATCTGTGAAGGTAGGAGCTTTCACGTTTTTAACCATGAATGCTGGAATGTTATCGATGTACATTACGAACCTGTGTTGAACCATTGGTTCGAAGGCTCTGAACATTATTTCGTTTGGATCTAATACTGCCATTTTTCTTTATTTATTTTATTATAAATATACGTTGTTACTAAATTATACAAAAGTAGCTCCAGTTGGTTCAACTACGAAGTCTAATACTACGAATTCAATAGTTTTAGTTGGTTGGATATAAATTTGTCCTACTAATTGATTTCTGTCTACAACATCTGCTGTGTTATTAGTATCGTCCATTACTACTCTATAAGCATAAAGACCTTGTCTTTGTACTACTGATTCTAAGTATGGATTAACTGTTGCTAAGAATCTATTTCTAGTTGCAATAGTATTTTGTTCGAATACTAAGTTTTTAGCTTGATCTCCAATGAATTTTTTAAGTTCAATTAACAATCTTCTTACATTTACTCTATCTAATGCAGATGCTTTAGTTTGTAGAGTTTTTTGTCCAAATACTGAAATACCTGTTCCTGGGAATGTAGCGATTGGATTAACTTTAGCTGCATAAAGAATATCTCTATCACCTTTAGTTAATTTTCTCTCAGCTTGAATTACTCCTGGAAGACCACCTCTTACAAGTCCTGCTGGTGCAAACCATGGTGCTGCTGCTGCATCTGTAAATGCATATACTCCTGGAATAATTGTTCCTGCTGGTACATATTCGTTTCTACCTGTAGCTGACTGCATTTGTACCCATGGCCAGTATGTTGCTGCGTATGATGAGTTGATCGATACTGCTTGTGTTGTTACATCACTTAAAATTGATCCTGTTTTTACTAAGTCAACTACTGCGATACAATCTCCTCTTGACTCTGCTAGTGAGATAATCGATGCAATTGTTGAGTTAGCTCCAGCTGTTGAATTTTGGTTGATTAAACCTGGTGTTGAAATTATATTGAACTGGTAATCATCCTTGTTTGATAGTAATGAGATCGCTGTGCTGTAGTTTGCTCCAACTAATCCTTGGATATCTGTTGAAGTATTTGAAATCTCTGCAAAATATTTTGCTCCTGTTTTTACTACTCCTGTTGCATTGTAGAATGATCCTGAACAGCTAATTGGTAATGATGCTGAGTATGATGTATTTGTTGCATCTGTGTTAACAGTAATTCCATCGTTCTTCAAGTAATTTGGAGTTGATAAATTTACTGCGGATACTCTGATGTAGTTTGATCTGTTAGGGAAAGTACCTTGGAAGTAGTTATAAGATGTTCCTGTTGAAGAATCTGTTGCTACTGTTACATATTGGTTACCAATTACACTTTCTATATAGTTAGGTGAACTTGGATCTAGTGATACATTAGTAAATGTCTCTAGGATTGTTTGGTTGTTTGTGTTGTCGTCACCCTGTCTTACTAATACAGTAAATGTACCTAGTGAACTATTTACGTTTGCAATTTCCCATCTTAGGTTGTCAGCAGATCCAGATACTAATGATCCATCTGAATTATAGTATGTTGTGCTACTTCCTGTTGCTGAGAATTGTCCTGCTGCATTGTTATACATTACTCCTTTTCCTAAAGTAACGATGCTGAAAGGTTCTGTACTTCCTTTTGCAGAAGCTGATATGAATGTATTTGTTGCTGGTGTATATGATCCTGAAACGACTCTAGTTATCAATGCTGTCTGACCTCCTTGAGAAAAGTAGTTTTTTACAGCAACTGAAGTTAGGAATTCGTAATTGCTAGACGCTGAAGTAAATGTTTCACCGAACCTTCTTGTATAGTCGTTATACGAAGTTACGATAGTTGGCTGATTGTCAGGCCCTTTTACTGTTGGTCCAATAAATGCTGCTCCTGCTGCAACTGGTGCTGGTTGCACAAAAGAAATGTCATTTTCCCTTGTAAATACCCCTGGAGAGATAATTGATTCTGCCATGTTTTTAAAAATTGTGTTAGTTATTTTTTAGTAATCTATGTATGGATAAAACCTAAACTATGTAGGAAGGTCTTTTATTCCTTAATAAATAGGAAAGGAGAGTCAAAACCCTCCTTAACTATTTCACTATTACTATTTTATTATTGTTGTGGTTCGCTTGGAACAAAAACACCTTGTTCGATATCTATGGTTCCGTTTCCGTATTCGTTTTGCAGAAATTGTCCTAGCGTTACTTCTTCGTCTTTTAGCTCAGCTAAGAACTGTTCTGCTACTGCTCTTCTTTGCTTTACTGCTAATTTTACTAGCTCTATTTGCCCTAGTTCGATTTCTACTGCTTGATTTCTTTGTTGTATTGATTTTATTTGATCAATAACCTCTTGTGATAACTCTTTTGTTTCCATTAAATTTTTATTTTTTATTTTAAGTTAGTTAATTTTTTTTAATAAATCAACTGTGCTATTGTTGCTAAGAATATAGCAGTTCCTACTATACCTCCATAACTACCCATATTAAGGTCTGTATCATCCCAAGGAGCATTATACTTATACCCATAATACCATTCTCTAGCAAAGTTAACAGCATAAGCTCCAAATCCTCCTAAAAAGATAGGAAAGAAATATCCCGTATCTCCCAGGTGTGCATAAAGGAATAGTAACCAAATACTAAAAAAAGTTAATACTAGTGAATAACCAAAATGCTTGTGGTAATTCTGTTTTACAAAGTCAGGTCCAAATATCTTTTTAATATCTGAGATGTAGTTGATGATGTTCTGTTTAATAATTGGGCAAATTGTGCATTCAAAGTAAAATTTACTCATAATATCTAATTGATTTTATACAGTGATTTTTATCTAAAAAATCTAAAATAGCACATAGTACTTTACCTGTTTTGGTTAATGTATTTTTTAATTTATTTTTTCCTAATGCTGAGGATATTGTTTCTCTTGGATCTCCAAATTTATATCCTTGTTTAGTTATTAAAGTTAGGTTTAATAATGTTCTTAAATTTTTATTTCCGAACCTATCAATATCTACTGCTGTTTCGTAAAAGTAATCTTTTATCACTTGCCATTTGAATTTGTACTTTATACATACTACAAGTAAGTTTAGAGTAGTTAGCGGTAAAAATAATATTACAGCTGCTAAAAAAACTAAAAACTCCATTTATACTCCAGGTTCTTCTGGTGGTGCTTGTTCCTCTACTACAGGAACAGATTCTACGTACAACTCCCAATCATCTGCTGTAGTTCCTCTATGAGGTCTATTTTTAGTTTCTAACAGTAGGGCTGTTGCTAGTAATGTAGAAAATTGATCTACAAATGGAGCATCCAATGTAATTGGTTCTTGAATATACTGAAATAGTCCGTTTACTTCATCGAAAGAATAAAAACTATTTCTTTCTTTTAGTATTTCCAATACGTTACCATTTTCATCTATTGCTTGATCAAATATAAGGTTATTTATACCTAAATTTATATCATACCTAAAACTACTAATTACTGTTCTTAATCTACAATGTGTATTATTTTGTGTATAATACTTTGGGGTTGTTGTTACTACTGCTATCATTTTGTTTTTGTTTTTATTTTGTTGTTATTTTGTTAGTTTTATTAGAAGTAAAATTCACCTCCTCCGCCACCTCCGGCTAGATCTATATCAAATCCAGTTCCTGGAGGGTCTTGTTTAGATAGCCCTTTTAAACTATCGGATTCAAAAGCGGTTACATAATAATCAGGTGTATCATCATATACTGTAAATGAGTATGATCCATTTCCTGATCTACTTGTTTGGTCAAATAATTCAAATTCATTTGATGAATTCTTTTTATATAATGCTATATTTACAGTTCCTCCAGTACTGCTAGATATTGTACCTGAAATTGTGTGAGTAATGCTATGAAGTGCTACAGTCCATTTTGCACCATATCTTGATGCTACTGACGTAGTTATTCTAAAATTTCTAGCTACTTCAATATCCATTCTATTAGTATCGGGATCATTTGGATACCGCTTAAATTCATCTCTAGCTCTAACTGTCCATCCCCCGTATGCAAGTTCAGCATCTGATAAGTAGACATCATTGTACAATTCTCTCCAACCGCCACCTGCACCTTCTCCCGGCTGTACTCTTGCTTGAACCATTAGAGACATTAGTGATGTTGAAGTCCAAAGAGTATACTGTAATCCAGCACCCTGTATCCAGTAATTAGCTTGAGGAATTTGAAAAGAGTCACCTGTAACTGTATCATCTGTTATTGTATTTAAGTTTAATTGTCTTATAAGAGAATGGCAAGTTTGGCTGTGTGCATCAATTCCGCTAGTTGAAACATCTGATAGGTACAGTAATTTTAAAATACCACTAACATTACTCATAGCTCCAGCTGATCTGTATAGTGAAACTTCTATTGGGTTTTCTCCTCTTACTAAAGCAAAGGTAGATGATAAAGCTGAACCAGAATCTATTCTATGCTGTAATGAAAATGATCCTGCACTAACGTTAGCAATCATTGCATAAGACCTGTATGTGGCTTGTGTTTGTCCTTTTACTTGAGGTGTAGCAGAAGCTGCGGTGTTATAGTTTAATTCAACCGCACAATTTAATGTTGTAATAGTTCCTGGTTCAGGAATAAGGATATTTCTCCTAATAACATGATCAACCGCTGATGTTGTACCTGCAATCGGGGATGCGAATTCAACAGGAGCTTCAATGTAATTTAAAACTCGGGTAGTTCCTG